TGAGGCTATTCATCAAGTATTCCTAAAAGCGATAGACGCTAATATGAGCGATTACAAAAGTAAGATGTTAGTTGTTGAGGCAGCCATTCAAGCACGAAGAGACCTAATAAATGGTGTTCCCGAAGAATATGTAATTTGGGAGTTTTGCAGGTTTATAAGCCAATAAAACAAAAGTATTATAAGGGGTAACGGGGTGCGTGAAGTAGTAACAAACGGTGATTAAAAATGTCCGATAACAAAACGATAAATACAGATGAAATAATAAGAGACCTTGCGTCCAACTTGGGGGTTGGAGAAGAAAGGTTGCGATTGAAAATGGCGGAAGTCCATGCTGAGAATACAGCATCATGGTCTTCTAGCGGCAAAGATGAGACAACACAAACTGTCTTATCTGCTAGAGTTGCTGGTCGTCAATTAAAGATGATTAGTGAACGCCTAAAGAAGAGTGGATTAGAACAATTCGAGGGAATGTTTATCCGTGTCCCGCCTTACAAAGACTGGGCTCAAATTGCTTACAATAAAACAGAACGTGAATTAACTTCAAGAGGAAATGTTGAAGATGCTTTAACACAGGCTCAAATTAGAAATGGTGCTTTAGTATATTACGAGGCTAGTGGTGCGGGTTACACTCGCTATGCTAATAGTGGTATTATATCTAGAGGTAGTATGACTAATGAAATAGATGAAGCAAGTGTAACAGAGTTACCTAGAATCCACAAAGAATTACCAAACGGAGATGCTTTCTATCTAATTTGGAATAACACAACACCGACTTTCCCAAGCGGTGATGCTAACTTCAAGTATGGAGCACCACGCCCTATGTCTGAGAAAGAAAGAACATCATCCTTCTTAGGTCGAAAGGTTGGTACTAATGATGAACCTTCACTTATTAGTGTACGGTCAAGCGGTAAAATGGCTGATACTCAGTACGCTAGTTTCCTACCCGGCTCAATAGGATTAAGACCAGGTAGGGATGGTAAAGTTGCTTATGCTAAAGAATTAAGCGACCTTGTACCTAATGAAGAAGTGGCGGGAATATTCTCAGCACCACCTATGACTATGACGGAATCTGGACCAGCAGGTATCGTGCCGGATATGCTAAACGGTCTATACCCTAACGGCGGATTACTACCTTCTTTCGCAACACTAGAACAATATCATACAGACCACAAAGACGATAAAGATTGGTGGGACCAATGGGTCGGTTGCGTTGGTGAAGTTGTTCATATAGACCCAAGAGAACGTGGTGGATATATTGTAACACTAGGAGACTTAGATATTACATCAACTGCTCCCGGAATTGATTTAGTCATACCAAAGGCACATGAGCACTTACTAACCTTCGGGATTGGTTCGCAGGTTCTAGTGGTCGGGCAGACATACAAATCTAGAGATGACGAAATGAGATTTACAACACATGGTTGGTGGTGCGTGGATTCTATCGAAGCAGTATCAGTCGATGCTGAATCATGGGAGGACTAAGCATGGCTTGGGCTCAACCGGCGGCAAAGGGGGCGAAAGCCTCCGCCGCTCCTTCTTATACTGTGGACCATTATAGGGATTTATTCAACAAGAACGCTGAGCGTAAGTTATTATCCACACCTATACGCATGGCTTTAGTCGGTAAAGAAAACACCGCTAAGACTGGTCTTGCATTATCACTAGCGAGAACACCAAAGGAAATTAAGGATGGTAAAAAGGTCATTATATTTGACTTCGATAATTCAGCCGAAGCAACGGTCAGATTTGTTTGTCCCGATGACCCTAATGTAATTGTTCTTAAATTATTTGATGAAACAGATGACTCTATATTTGAAGAAGATGGAGTAACAGTATCGTGGCATGGTTTAGTAAAAAAGGTCAAAGCATTCGTTACAATCGCTGGAGATTTATGTGAAGATGGTGAAGTTGCCGCAGTTATTTGTGATGGTGGCTCAACATATCTTAAGTGGTGCGAGTTTAGTATGCGTGAATCATTACTTGCTAAAGGAGTAATTGATGACGAAGGAGATTCATTCAATCAAAAAGAATGGCGTGAGCGTAATCAGACATACCGAGATACATTATACCGTATTCAAGCACTTCCGGTAGATAGAGTATTCTTTACTTTCCATCTGAAAGACCATAAACAATATCTAGGTGATGGTGGAGGCAAAAAAGTTCTTATGAAAGTTGGTGAAAAACCGGATTGGGTAGATGGAACACAACGTAATATGAGCCAGCAGATATTCTTAGCGAGATACACACAAAAAGGTGATGAGGCCGCAGGTGTCAAAGCAGACAAAACTCTTAAAGAAGGTGAGTTTGTTGTTCGTGCTGTCATAGAGGAAATGAAAGGAACAGGCAGTGAGTTTGTTGGGACTTCACATGACGTATTGAGAATTAAAGATAACAAAGTAACATGGAACGGTCTACCGGACATGGGGTTGGTATGAATGTGCAGTAGGTGTGGAAGGTCTAACAGACTGATGACTACTATGACCTATAATAATGATGGTAAAAACTTTCTTTGTAATCATTGTTTCGGGGAGTTGATATAATGTCTGATAAAACTAATCAAGTCGCTAGGGACTTGGACAGAATGTTTGTAGAGATAAGACAACTGCAAGATGAGATGTGGGAATTAAAAAACTCTATATCGGTCATAGCAGAAAGATTGGCTAGGGAAAATGATGAACCTCTGTCAAAATGGACATAATCTTTATAAGTGGTAACTAGGTGGATTCAAATATGTTAGTCAAGACGGGAAACCTCAAGAGATTATTAGAAGTAACAGCGAGAAAACAATTTGTGAATGCAAAACCTCAACAGCAGGTTATAGGCTGTGTCATTAGACCCAACGGGGATAGTGCGAACACCACAAGTCTAGTTAGAGATGGCAAGACGAGTCTTGGTAAGTTTTCAATCCCCTGTTCATGGTCAGAAAATGAAGATGCAATAGTTATCCCCGACATTGATAGAACACTAGGAGTTCTTTCAGCACACAGCGGAGATGTAACCCTAACACAATTAGGTGGTTCACTAAAGATTAAGAGCAACGGTAAGCAAACAACATTAGTTGCAGAGCCGGGTAGCCTAGCGTTCCCACACAGTCAAGAAACAATTGCACAGTGGGAAGAGAAATCTGTAAATATGTCTAATCAAATAGACGTTGATGCCGGATGCTATATCATGCGTGATGGGTCTAAAAGACTACCTATGCACATGACTGAAACATCATCTAACCTTCTTCATGAGGCTTTAAGATGTGATAACATGAATGGTCAGAAACTTAACCAATATACCTTTCAGCACGACGGTAAAGAAACATTATACGTTCTAACCGGTAGCGATTTGAAAGGGCAGACTGAGACAATACTTAATGAAGATACACCTTTCCAAGAGGATTTTACAACAACCTTTGAAGGTGGATTAGAGCAAATGCTATCTAACTATGATGGAATGGTCAATCTATACTTCATAGACTTCCGACCAGAAGGACAGGGTATCAGACTATTACTTGTATTCGACAATGGTGATTGGGTATTCCAAGCAGCAGTTATTAAGAGGTGAAGTTCATGGAATTACACGAAGTCAAATACTATACAGGCGACCCCTGTTATGTTATAGAAGATAATAGATGGCATGAGTTTTGTGAATTACTTTGGGCTGAGCAAAACTCACATCACGAAGCAACATTGAATTGGACTATGAACAAAGGTACTCTTTCAGAAGAAACATACACAATAGAAGTATATCCGTCTCCCGGAGGTGATGGTTGTTGGTATTTCAGTTCCGGTGAAATGGGAGTTGATGCAGGTTTATTGGCTATCGTTCCTATCGAGTGTTGCCACGAAAACCCTACCAGTTTGGGTATATTACATAAGTCAAAACCTACCTTAGAAGTGGATGAAAATTCCGGTAAAGTAACGCTTAACGGAGAACTAGATGGTTCATGGATGATTTGTAATTGTGGTTCAGAAATTAGAGCAAATGATACTTGGGATTGTGAATATTGTTAT